CTGTCGAAAGACAGACCCCCTAGTCCCACGACCCTGGCGGGTGTGGCTTTCCGTTCTCATCTTGAAAGAGAGAGTAACTATGACTAGAAGTCATGGAAACCCGCTATCTGTTCGGTTAGTTGGTCTAGGCGTTTCGAAGAGAGATGCCGGTCTTATCCTCGCGGATATAGATCGGTGGATCTGCAACTCCGGAATGGAGTGGACTATAGAGCGTCTAAAGACGATCCGTAGTTGCTACATTCAGTTCTTAGGGGGTAACCCCTACGAACTCGCGTACATCCATCATACCGTTCAAGACGGGAACCAGGTGCCGAAAGGCATCTGGGGAAAGTTTTGGACCAGGATGGAAAACAGGGTTCCGGTAAGTCTCGCAGTATTCCACATTTATTCCGCCTTCACACTGAAGAGTGTGACGGAGAAACAGAAGAGGAAGTTCTACGAGTCAGTGGCCGCCAGGCCACTGGAATCCCCCGCTGACATAGCATCGTCAGTTAGGGATTACGCCAAGCGTTTTAGTTTCAACGCAAGGCCTTACCTGAAGAGCTTGAGTGCTAATTACTTGGCGCTTAGTCCTGAACATCAGGCTAAGTTCCCACGTGATTACCAACGTGCCATTAACCACTGTTACTACAACCATTGGGGTTTACTCCAAGGTGTATCAACGTGGCATGGTAGTAAGTTGGCCTGGTTACCCCTCGTAAGAGGGGGTCCCAGGACGGAAGTGACCGATTTTGTGGGTTCCATTGGAACCACACAAGAACGGGGAGGTAAGTTGCGCGTTTTCGCGTTTCCAAACCTATACTTCCAAGTACTCATGAACCCATTGAAAGCCACTCTCCTCAGGATCTTGAAGAAGATCCCTGAAGACTGTACGCATGATCAACAGAAAGGGGTCGAGTGGGTCAGAACTCAAATGCAGCCAGGCGACAAAACGCTCTGGTCTGTAGATTTGTCTGACGCCACCAACCGATTTCCTTTTGATATCCAGAGATTGTTACTACTGGAGATCCTCCAGAACGACGAGTGGAAACCACACGTTGAACTGTTGGAGTACATATCAAGAGGCAAGTATGATGGTCGGGCCCTAGGGTCCAACCATGTTACTTGGACGAAGGGTCA